AGTTTCGTCAGGGTGCAGGAATGGCCGTAACGGCCAAGGATTCTAAACGGTTCAATTTTTTTGAACATCTTTGATTTGTTGTGTTAGTTCTTGAATTGCGATTTCTAGTAAGTCCATTTCTTCTGTTAATTGTTTCGTTGTTCCGATTTTTTCTTGTTTCGCTCTTCTGAAGTAGCCTTCTTTAAGGACAGTCAGGATTAGGTTTTGTGCGGTTAGTTTCGTGGCTTCTGTTTTCATAGAGAGTTTTCAAGACTTCCAAATGCTCATCCTCCGTTGCCAGCAGGACATCCACATCGGTCGTCGTCGGGGAGCCCATCTTGTTTACTGGCATCCGTTTGTCAACAAGTTTCCGCAAGGCGTTCACCCAACGCACACGGATGGCGAGATTGTTGCGGTCGGTCAGACCCAACTCTTCCTGCATCTGGCGGATGCTTTGGAGCCTCTGCGCCTCCGCTTTCCAACGAGCCGCTTCCAGTTGAGCTTCCCGTTTATCGGCGAGGATCTTTTCAATGGCGTCGTCTACAATGCTCATTTGGGTAGCGCGGGTTCATTAGAATCCAGACCATGAACACCGGATAAGCGCCCATGTTATGGCAAGAAGGATGAACAACATAATAACGGAGCGGATCATATGGTTCGGGTTAAAGGATGGGCTCGCGTTCAACGTGGTCGCCGTCGCAGGGTTTACGGCTCCACAACGCCCACGATCCGGAGACGAGACCAGCGTAGTAGATCTTGCCCCAAAAGAGATGGGCACACTTCAAATAAAGCCAGTTGGCCCATCTAAGGGTGATGATGTTTCGGGGGAACCCCATCGCACCGCTGAACTGGAACAGCCCATCGTGCGGCAGCGACGGGAAAAGCAGGCATTGATTTAAAATGCGGTCTGGTGAGAAACTGTTGCCATTCCACGCGTATCCGCGCTTCATGACTATTCCGTCTGGTAGCAGGCAAACATAGGTCTCGCCCCCGCTATTGCAATTGTAGCGGTGTTGGAGGCCCGTTTTTACTTGGATGAAAACATCTTTGAGCAGGACATATTTCCAAGGTTTCCCTTTTCTTTCTTCTGGAGTAAGCTTGCGCCACTCCACGTTCTCCTTAAATGGTTGTTGGATTGGTGTCATTGGTGTGTTGTGTTGGTGAAAATGATCGAACAGGCGATTCACCCGTCTTTCGGCGGGTGATCTTGGGTGTTGGGCGGAAATTGAAGTTCGTCGAAATTGTCAGATGGTTCTGGCGAGTCATTGACCACATGCTCAATCCACCGTGCCGCGTTGATCGTCGCCGTGTGTAGCCATCCTTTATGGATGGAGCAGGCACCAGCGGCAGCTTCGTCGCGGGTCAGGCAACGTATGCGTCCCTTCCTCGCATAGACGAACAAGACAACGCCCAACAAGGCATCGCTGCCGACAGCATTTACTTGGTTGTTTTTATCACTCATGGCCGATTCGGACTGATAGATTGTTCGGGCTGCGGCAGGATTTCAGCGTTCGCGGAATCAATGTCCGCCTTGAGCTGGCGGCGAGTCGTGGCCCGAAAGTCAGCCTCGCCAGTTTTTAAGTTTTCAGCTTCCCACCACACGCATCTGTCTGGTCGATAGTAGCCATGATTAATCAGGCGGTAACCGCGATACAAACGCCCGCGAACAAGGCGCGGCACATCAACAGAAGGAGCCGCTTTGTTTACATCGTTCGTTTCCATTTTATTTATTTTCAGTGTTTTCGGAGTGGCGCACTCGCTCCTTCTGTGTGTGCGCTGAGACGTTCGTCTTACAAGCAACCCACAGCACGGAGTGTGAGCGGCGGGCGCGTTCTTGGCGCTTCCATGCACCACTGCTCAGATTTGGCGTGTTCACCAGCAAGAACTGGTCGGCAAGCTCAAATCCGTTTTCGAGGATGTCGCGGAGGACATCGAGAGTCACAAGGTGAAGGCGGTTGGCGTAGCTCAGGTCTTGGCATTTCACCATGAGTCTTCCGCCCGCTTTTAGCACTCTTGCCGCTTCGCGTATCGCATCGCGGTAGAGATCGAGGACATCGTTGATCGTGTCGAGTGGGCCAAGTTGATACGCTTTCGCCATTCCGTTTTCACCGAACCCCTTTGACCCGTGGCCGGGGCGATATGGCGGGTCGATCACCACGCAGTCTAGTGACCCGTCCGCGTGTGGGAGATTCCGGCAGTCCACCCCGTCCTTGGCAATGTCATGCGCGAAGTCGGGCGGGCGCAGTTTCTTCCAGAATGCCCCGCGTCCATAGGTCACATCTGCGATGACATCGCCATCCTTGATCCAGAGGCGAGCGACGTTTTCCATGAGTTCCGCGTTTGTGCCTGCGATTGCAGACACCACCTGCGGACCACCCGAACCAACGGCACCGCACTTGCGGGACATCGCCACAGGCTCCCGCCTTGGGAGGAACCGAGAAGACGAACAAGGCGCTGCATGGAACGCCGAGGAGCGTCCTTCTTGAAGTGGAGATTTAGGGTCGGCGTCCATGAGCTTATGCGTTAGCGGAAGAAATCGCCTTAGATATGGCACGTTGGCACAATTTCCACGCATGATCGGGAATACTGCCGTTATCATTCTCCAGATTCTGCAATGCTTCCAGCAGATCGGGGGCGGCAGCGATTAGCCTAGCATTGGCAGCATTTTCTTGGTCATTGTAACGAGCGAACCACATCCCCTCGAAAGGCGCGTAACCGAGGATTTCCCCGTGAGCCGAATTGAGAATCCTTTGCTCCTCCGTCCACACCCACGGTCCCGGCGTAAAAGAACCGCTAACAAGGCGCGGCACATCAACAGAAGGAGCCGCTTTGCTTACATTGTTTGTTTCCATTTTATTTATTTTCAGTGTTTTCGGAGTGGCGCACTCGTTCGCGGGAATAAGCATCCCGCGCCATTTTCCGCAGTTCGCCCGCTGTTTTCCAGTCGGATACGGATATGGTTTTGAGCGCGTCCGTAAGCATGTCGCTGTGTGTCTTCAGTTGGTTGTATTGCTCAACCGGGATGGTGTTAAGTTCCATGATATTAGATGCTATTGTCCTCCAAAAACTCCCGCTTGAACATGGACTCGGTGATGTCTGGATGCCACGACATGTATGTCATCACGGTGCGGAACACCGTGACTAACTCTTCAATCGTCTGGTCTCGCGGCAGTGAGAACTCCAGCTTGCTCCCCTCAAGGGGAAGCTCCACAGTGATCTTCATTTGTCGGTCGAAGTTCATTGGTCGTATGGGTCTTGGTGTTGGAGGTCACAGTCTTCGCACACCCACCCGTAGAGCCAGTGGTAAATGCGGCGGCGTCCACACTCGCACCCCTCTTCGGGCTCAGGATCATGCGCGATCCCGCTTACGGGGTCAACTCCCGCAGCCATTAGTTCATCATGTATCGGGCTATCCGCCCACGAAGGAGATCTATCCGCGCCCCTGTCTTCGCCCATGAGGTTGAAGAGAACGGAAGCCATGCCGCACTTGCCGTTATCCTCGTGGGTTTGGATCCATGCATCGTGGTCGCCATATGGGATCGCGCCTTTGCCAATAGGTGCCGTGTTCCTGTCATCCTGCAACGTGTCACAGTAGTCTGCATCGAGTAGAATATTGCAGCTACAGGCGATGTGCGCCAGATGCGAGATGCCGGATTCAGGGTCCAAGTCTTCGCCGTCACGCCACGCGTTCAGGTGTCGAAGGATCGCGTTAACGTAAGTGCTGGCGCACACGCCAGTCTCGCGCCAATTCCATGCTCCGTATTTGTCTGCGCCCAACTTGTGGACCCATGCGGTTTGTTCCATCGCATGCGGCGGGATCAGACCCAACGGGACTTTAATTGCTCCAGCCGAGCCTTTTGGGTCATTGTATTGTGTTTGCATTTAGTGTGTCGATTTGCTGTTTGTATTCCGCTGCCTTATCAAATTGTCCTTCTTTGATAGCTTCGTCGTGCTTCTTCAATAGCTCTCCGAATGTGGGAGATTTTTTACGGAAGATGTTTTCGTAGTTGTCTCGATACGCCTCACCATTTACGGCTCTTGGCAGATCGCCTTTTCCTGCTCCAGTTCCAAATGACATTGTGTTTTGTGATTAGTGTCGGTGGCCAAAATAATCCGAGTTCGGATCGAGTAAAGAAAAAAAGTTCAGGAATTTCACGCACCATGAATTGCCTGTAGATTTTCCGTTTTTATATGGATCGCCTTCATGACGACTTCCTCAATTGTGCCAGCGGCAACCAACACTTTTTGGAGCGCGTCCGACTTGGCTCCGTTGCGGTGGATCCGGCCCAATACTTGGAGGTAATCCTTTGCATTAAATGTCGGGCAAATAAGTGAGATACGTGGTCTTGCTCCGTGTGTATCATGTAATGACAGACCAGTGCCTCCAGCAGCGATGTTGACGACGATGCAATTGGCGACATCGTTTTGGAAGTCATCGACGGCCTGTTGCCTTTGCGTGGCGTTTTGATTACCGTCGATCTTCGGACAGTTAAGTAAACCACACAGAGCATTCACTGTATCTGTGAAGTTCACGAAGATCACGACGCTGTTGCCTCCGGCAATAAAGTCTTCCGCCATCTCGACGATGTCCGGCACTTTGAAAGACTCCGCCAGCTGGCGGGCTTTGAGTATGTTTACCAGAACGTGTTCGCTATTGGCGACAGTGCCATTTAGGATATACTCGTCGATGATGGCTGGCGTGATGCCCAACTGCTCGTAGGCTTTGTCGATCTTCTTGAGATCTTTGAATTCCGTCGGTTCGACGAAAACACGGTTGTCGCGGAAGCTGTCTGGAAAGTCTGCTACTGTAAGTTTGTTGCAGTTGACCCCATACATCATATCGCGCAGCGGAGCTAGCTTTGTTCTGGTCGCCAGTTTCCAGCCACCCCAATCGTCCTGATAGCAGCCATACTTCATCATCCAGCTATACCAACTGGCCAATCCATTCTCCGGCTTGTTGAGCGAGTGAAGTCCCAACAGATAGCCCAACGCCCGCATCTCTGTCGGATCTTCAGCGGCGGTGGCGGACATGCCGTGTATCGAATAGCTCTGCTGAACAAGTGAAATAACCAGTTGGGCGTTCAGCGTGTATGGTCCTTTACATTTATGGATTTCATCTACAAGCACCAACGTGCCTTCCGGCAGCGACCAGCGCATGATCTTCTTGCCGACTTTTGACATCCACTTGGTCTTGCCGCCACGTATCTTTTCAAAGTTCGTGACGAACAGCGGCGTTATCCCATGCTCTTTAAATTCTCGTTCCCATGACGGGACGACCGCTTTTGGGCAAAGCACAGCGACAGGCTTGTTAAGATCTCTGGCGAGATGGACTGCCACAACTGTCTTGCCAGTCCCAACGCTTGAGCTATCCAGCGTGTTAATCCCGCCCTTATGGCATCGGATAAAAAACTCTTTGGCGTCGTTTTGCTTCGGGAACAGTGTTTTCATTCGAGAAGGCTCTTACTCGAAAGCCCGATCAAAGTCGAGAAAAAAATTGAAAAACTTTCAACTGACCAAAATCTCGTCATCGGGGTCGGCCCACGACATAAAGGCCGGAGTGTTTTTTCCCACCCACGCGCCCTCCACGTTGTAGTAGAAATACTCCAGAGCGTCGTCTTCGGTCATCTCTCTGGAAAGTATCTCAATACACTTCTCAAAATTGTATACGGCAAAAGGCTTGCCGAACTGGCGGGCGATCCCCATGAACGCTTCTTCAAAACCATCGGCAAGGACGATTTCTTCTTCGTAATCAAGGCACTGTTCAAGTGTTTTTTCGATGTCCATATCTTTGTCTAGTATAATGTGCGATGAGGAAAGCGTCAACGATGCCATCGTGCGGCACGGTGCAGCGGTTGTTCTTGCGCCAGTCCTCATCCGGCGCAAGTTCGTTTGCTTTCTTTAAAGCAAAGACTTTTGTCTGTGACTTGGGCACTTTTCCCAACAGAGACTTCTGCCAGTCCAGCACTTGGATCGGCTGGACTTTGAGTGAACGGGATTCACACATGCCGAGGATCTTGCCATACGAGATACCCATCGACCGCATCGCTTGAGATGACTTTGCATGCTTCAGCGGTTCCTCAATCCCGATTAAGGGTTCGGTATTCAGGTCGGTGATCCAGTCGTAAACGGTTCTGGTATCGACTTCCCGTTTTCCGGCTCGCTCAAATGTCGGTGTCGCCAACTTGTCGATGATGGATCCGTCGTGCGCCGATATGGCACAAAGTCCGCCGTCGAGTCCGTTGTCGATTCCTATGATCATTTACGTCGATAAGAAAGACCTTCAATAATATCCGCTCTTACGATAACCCCGTTGCCCTTTACCGGAGCCCATTTGTGGACATACTTTTCCAACGACGCCAGAAAGAACACCTCTCTCGCATTGGTCGGAATAACTCGATAATATGTGCCACGAAGTTCGACCGGATCGAAAGCATAGTCGTCGATAGTAATCATCTTTCGTTTCTGGATTACTTCAGGATTCTTGCTTTCAATCCTTGTGAGGAATTGGATCGGGCTGCTGTATAGTTCAATCATTGTCTTGCTCTTCGTTTGGGATATCAATCACTGTTGTTGCTTTTTTCTTTATCCGAACAGCTCCGTCGCCGCGATCGGCTTCGGTATTGTTGAGGATAGAAATATCAATATGCATCTTGCTTTGGCCTCCTCCGTTCTTGGAGTTTAGTCCCAAGTTGCGGCGAATCAATTGGTCGAGTTCGGACAGTTCTCTTACCGTTCTAGGCCCACGTAGGTTCTTCATGCTGTCTCGCAGCAATTTTACTCCTGCGGCTGCGATATAGTGTTGATACTTATCAGCCGGAGAGGAATGTGCTTCGGCGATCTCAAGGAGGTTTTTCTCCTCTTCCAACACAGCGTCATGCATGGCAAGCCGGACGGCTTCTCCGGTCTTATGTTTGAGATCTTCCTCTAATGTATCAGCCAACGGATCCACTGGAGCGGCGTCTGGATCAGCGATAGATGAAAACCCGTCCGGCCTTTTCCTGACCCCTGCTTCCCGAATCCACTTATGGATGGTGGCTGTGCTTACTTTTAGATCTCTGGCAATAGAGGTGACCATGTAGTCCTGCTGATACAGATCCAATGCCCGTGATTTTAAACGGGCAGATTTCTCTGCAATCTCGGCTTTAGACTGTTTAGGCTTGCTTTTTATGCCCTTTTTCTTTAGCTGATTTTTTGTATTGCTGCTCAAGATGGGGGCAGTTAAACTCAGCCAAGCCCATAATTCAAGAATTTTTTTCTGAAAAATGACAAATAAATCTAATCCGGCTCGGAATGTGTTGGAGCCCCGCATCGATCCTGTATCCAAAAAGATGGATGTTGGCGGTCTTTTCATCAAGCCTACAAACTTGATCACGGCTCTTCTGTATGGTTTTGCCAAGCATGATAAGCCTATGGCCAAAGAATATTATTTCTGGCGGATCTGCGACGAGCTGTGGAATAACGACGACCTCCCAGAAAAGCTAATGGTCAGGCATCCGTGGGCGGATCGGATGATCAAGAACGCGATCCGCAACAAGTATCTGGCTATCGGGGGTTCCGCGTCGTCCGGCAAGTCGCACACGATGGCCGCTTGGGGTATCGTGAACTTTCTTTCCCAGCCACAAAACACACTGATTCTTGTAACCAGCACCACGCTTCGGGAAGCACGGAAACGGATATGGGGTTCGATCATCTCACTCCTTACAGTGGTTGAGGACGCACCAATCAAGATTCGGGATTCGATCGGGAACGTCGCCTACATCAACGAAAAGGGGGATCTTATCGAAAAAGCTGGATTGTCTCTTATCGCTGCGGAAAAAAGCAAG